TTTCATATTTACTCCTTTTAGAGAAAGAGAGCCTTTTACAGTTGCTTTGTTTATGCTTTTCAATTTCGCCTCTGCTTTTGCTTTTGCGTCTGCTTTATCTTTGAAAGTGCCATCTAACTTAAAATTTGGTTCTCCGCTTCCAACGGTAACTTTTTGCAACTCTCCATCGTCCAGCGAGTGCCAGACTGCAGTGCAAGATTTGTAGTAGGTTTTTGAAGTGCGTTTTAGAGAGCTACTTGAGCATTTCGATACATCTATAGTTGCTATAGGTAGATCTTTATTGTCTCTATCTACAAAATAGACAACTCCATTTTTAATGCTAAAAAAGCAGTTGTAATCTTTTGCAAGACGATTAAGAAAGTTTATGTCTGTTTCATTTGTCTGATTAAGAGACTTAATCTGTATATCTGTTGTTTGAAATTTTAGAGGACATCCAAGCCGTTTAGCCACTATGCCGACAACTCCGCTTAGCGTGGTATTTTGGTAGTGTTGCGATCTTTTTTCTTTGTGTGTAGTGTTAAAAGCGACTGCAGTAGCACTAAAAGAGAGGTTTTTGTTGTTGGATCTGGTAACTGTTTGAACTGAAAAGAGTCCACAATTTAGAGACTGCACCACTACACCATCTTTTAGGGTTTTAAAAAAGAGAGTGATTTCTGCAAACGGTCGTGGTCTTGTAAAATTTGGAGCTACTCTAACTTCTATTTTGTCAGATGTATTTCCTGCATTGTCGGTAAAAGATATACTTCCAATTTGCGACATATCTACCAAGTTTCCATCTATACTTAGTTCTACTATATCTTCTACCATAGTGGCTCTCTTGGTTTTGGTTTGCTTTTTTCTACTCTCTCTTCTTTTATCTCTGGCAGTTTTACAACCTCTCCAGATTTTAAAATAAGGCTTTTAGAGAAGAGATGAGTATTTGCTTCTAAGACTTTGTTTAATGGTTTTAAATTTCCGTAGTGCTTTAAAACTATGAGATCTATTCTGTCTCCATCTGTGCATCTATGCAATGTCATTGAAGACCTCTTTTATGGTAATGTTGTATGTTTGGACTGTATATTTGCCATCATCGATAAAATGGCTCTTTTCGAGTGTTAAAGCGGTTATGACAACATCTATATCTATATCTACAGTTGTAAGTCTTATGACTTCTCTGTTTTTTGCCATGCTTTCTAAAGTTTTAAGTGATCCGATAGGCTGGACAACTGCAACACCGTTAAGTGTAATTTTGTGTTCGTAGCCTCCTGAGTCTGTAAGCATCTCTTGTCCCTTGATCGGCTTGAAACTGCCGAAAGAGACACTAAAAGTTTCAGTGAGTTTTTTGTACTCATTTTTTTTGATGTAAAAGGTAAAACTACCAAGCTTTCCCATGTTCATCTTAGTAGTCCTCGTAAATGCCTCGTTTTTCTAAATTTGCTTCTCTGCTTAGTTCTAAACCATAGGCATTTACTATCTGTTCAAGCTTATTATTTGGATACCATATTGCAAAACCTCTGCGAACCAGTGCATAGTTTAATACCTGTATCCAAACTAGCGTCCTGCCATATCTGTCGGTCCCGAATTTTCTATATTTGACTGTTTTATTTAGATATTTTCTCTTTACATAGTCTCTGGCTTTGTAGCCATAATAAAGCACTCGTTTAACTGTATTTTTCTTATTTTTTCTATGTAGAGTTTTTAGGAGATCTAACTGCATAAATGTTCTATGATTTACTTTTGTCTCAAATGTGTCTATAGCAATAAGCCTTGCTTTAAATGGTCGTTTGTTTTTCTCTTTTAGGATGAGAGTATCTCCATCGACTACTCTGATGACTTTTGCTTCTCTCCAGATGGTACTGGCATATATGGTGCTGATGGATAGAAAAATTAGGAAGATTAGTTTTTTCATTTTTACCTCTTTGCAAATTTTTAGGGATTTTTGCAAAGAGGTGTTAAGTTAATCAAGCGAAATTTTATGAGACATCTCTTAGTTGAACATCTTGTTCGTCGTGTTCGATGTCTTTTAATGCTCTTTTGATTTTTTCTTTCAAATCTTCATAATCAACTTTCCCATGTTCATCCGCTTGTACTGTTATGTTGTTTGTAATGTACTGGTTGATTGTAGGTTTGCTTGATTGTTGTTGTACTCGCATTTCTTGAAGTTTTTGTTCTGTTATTTGGCTGGTACTTTCTATAGGAAGTTTTTTAGGATCAACTCCTTTTAGAGGAAGAGAGTTTTTTACTTTCTTACTCACTGCAGTGGTGGCAGTAGTGGATGTTTGAGTTTTGATGGTCTCTTTTTTCTCTCCAAATCCAAAAAAACTTTTTATGCCACTCCAAGCACTCTTTACAGGATTTGCTACAAAATTTTTAGCTTTTTCTACAAAAGCAAAGATGCCTTTTAGTTTCTCTTCTATCCAGTTAAAAAACTCTACTATTGGAGTTTTCACAAAGTTTATGGCACTACCTACAACTTTTAAAAGAAAAGTTATGAGATTTATAGTCCATTTTATCGGAGTTAATGCAAGGCTGAATGCTCCACCTATTACTTTACCAAGATTTGAAAAATTTATGCCAAGAGTTCCAAGTACACCGCCAACTGCCCCAAAAATAGAGAAGATTGGAGAAAAGACACCTTTAATTGCTCCACCAAGTTCTACAAAAGCAGTCTTGAACTCTTTGATGATTGGAGAAACTCCATCTATAAGACCGCTGAAAAATCCATCTACTGCTTCTCTTACGCCTTTGAACCTTGTGTAAAGGTATGCTCCTGCAGCTCCCACTGCCATCAAACCTGCAACAACAAGAGTAACTGGAGATGTAAGAAGTGCAAGACCTGCACCAACTCCACTCGCTACCAATCCAAAACCTGCGAGTGCTATACTACCAACTACAAAAGCTGCTCCAAGACCGAAGATCCACTTAGTAGCGGTTGGAAATTTTTCGGTTAGTGCTTGTATCTTAGAGGTTAGACCTGTTACGCCTTGAGTTATGTATTTTATGGCAGGTAGCAGTCCAGTGGTAGCACTAATACTTAGTCCTTCTATGGCAGATCCAAGCAGTTTAAACTGCCCTGCAGTTGTAGCAAGTTGAATATTTGCTATTTTTTTAGCAGATCCTTTGTAATCATTTACAACATTTAAATATTTACTTAAAGCACCACTACCACTTTTTTCTATTAAAGCATTTATTCCTGCTGCAGGTTCAGATCCAAAAACTTTTTTAATAAATCCAAGTCTCTCTCCACTACCCATATATTTAGTAGCTTCAGCAACTTCTTTTAAAAGAAGAGGCATGTTTTTAATATTTCCTTGTGCATCAAGTGCAGATATTCCAAGTGCATTAAGTGCTTTTCTTGCTTCACCTACAGGACTTGATAATCTTAATACCATAGATTTTAAAGTCGTTCCGGCCATTGAACCAGAAATTCCTATGTTTCCAAGAAGTCCAGCCATTGCAGCGGTTTCTTGTAAACTCATACCAGCAGTTTTTGCTACAGGAGCTATATATTTCATCGTATCACCAAGTGTAGTCATATCTACATTTGATGTAGTTATTGTTTTTGCTAATATATCTGATACTTCACTCATTTTAGAAGCTTCTAAACCAAAGCTTTTCAATATTGATCCTGATATATTAGATGCGGTTCCTAAATCAGTAGCACCAGCAGTTGCTAAACTCAATAATCCAGGCATAGCTTTAATTGTCTCATTTGTAGTAAAACCCTTCATCGCTAAAAACTGCATTCCTTCAGCTACTTGTCCAGCAGACCACTCTGTCGTAGCTCCAAGTTTCATAGCAGTTTGAGTTAAGGCTTTAAAATCCTCTTCAGTTGCATTGCTAAGAGCTTTTACCCTTGCCATTTTGCTCTCAAACTCTATACTCGCTTTGAGTGGAAAAGCAATTGCACTACCAACTGCCACCGCTGCACCTACTGCACCTACTCCAATTTCAGGCTTTTTTCTCTCTGTAGTTTGTCTATATGCTCGTACGCCTCTTTCTAAATTCTCTGCACTCTTTTTTGTCCAAAAAGCTACTTGCTTTGCATCGTGTTCGATGGCAGTCATATCTTTTCTGGCTTCTTTTAAACTGTCTCTACTCGTTTTTATATCCAGCTTGATCGGATTTGCAGAGATGATAAGAGCCTTTTTCTTTATGTGTGCCAGATGGTTATCTAAAGATGTTAGATGTTTTTTTAGTAGTGGAAACTTTGTGGCTCTGAGTAGATTTATATTTTCTACTTTCTTTGCATATGTGTGTATGCCTTTTGTAGATGCCTGTAAAAAGTTGCTACCTTTTATCGCAGAAGATAGCACTATGTTCATACTATACGCTACTTGACTCGCACTTGCCATATTCTACTCCAAAATAGTTTTTTAAAACTCTATTAGAAAGGAGTAGAGTTAATCAAGCTTATTTTGCTAAAATTTCAAAAAAGCACGGACTAGACGATGGATGAAAAAACAAAAATGCTTTTTGAGATACTCAAGTTTAAGATACTCTTTTTTACTGGTGTCATAGCTGGTAGTTCTTATGTAGTCTTAAACTATGATAGTTTCATAAATGCGTTTGGAAAACTTACTACGCTTGGGATTATAATCTTGTTGTACAATTATGGAGCAATTGGAATAATAGCAACAATTTTAAAAATAAATAAAATTGAAAAAGGATTAATAGATGAGTTGGAATGACATCTTAGGTATATCTATCTTAATCAGTACTGTTTTTAGTATTTGGTATGCAAGAAAGATTGTAACGGATGGCAAAGAGCATCCGTTTTTCTAAGCAGGAAAAATCCTGCTTATGAATTTATAGCTGTTTTAAGCTTCTCTGACTCTTTTAGGCGTACATGTTTCCCTGCAGGTGCAACACCTTCTGTTCCGTCTGGCAACTTATAGCGTCTCTCTTTATGCTCTGCAACTTCTAAAGTACCAAGACCACGAACTTTTATGCTTTTGCCATCTACAAGAGCTTTGAAAGCAAGATCGTCTGCTGTATCCATAATTTTGTCAACTAAAACCTTAGTTACCTCAATGCCTTGTTTTTTGAGTTCAGCGTAGATCGCTTCTCTTGCTTCTTTTTCGTTAATGCTGTTTTCTTTGCTCATCTTTTCCTCCTAAGTTTGATTTAATTGCATTAGCTCTAATTTTTGTTTATGTTTTTTTACGGCTACTTTATAGTAGTCGAACCACTCTCTAATAGGAAGGAGCTTTTGTTTTTCTACAGTTAGGTGAAAGTGTTCTGTTACCAAACTGTAGGCTTCAAGCTTATCTGCTTTGCTCCCTCCCAAGCCAACTAAAAACCCTGCAACTCCTCTAAAAGTTTTGCACTGTCTTTGTTTGCTAACATTAGTGCCTCCTCGTAAGTGATACCTGCACTAACTGCAATCTGAACATAACCTGCAAGTTTTTTCTCTTTTTCAACTTGCTTTGCGATGATCTCATCATCTCGACCGTTCAACTCACTTAGAGTCAAAACAGTCACCTCTTTACCGCCTACTTCTCTCTTCTCTCCGAAAGGATAGAGTCTGCTTAAAACAACCTCTTTTTTCTCGTACTCTACTTCAAACTTTGCCATCTATTCTCCTTATACATGATCGTTAAATTTAGGTGCCATATCTACACCACCATAAACCAGTTTGTATGGATGCCTTACATACTCTATTGCTGTCTCTCCATCGACAACCTCTTTGTACATATCGCATCTGATCTCAAAAGTTCGCTTTACGCTTTCACCTTCTTTTATCTCTCCACTTAGATTGTGGAGCTGACCTTGCACCGTGATCTGGATAGGTTTATCTTCTCCATCCTCTCTGATGTTACCTTTCAGTACAACAGGCTCTCCGTTTGCGATATGTTGAATGAAATCTGCTCCAAGATTTCTGACTTCAAGTGTCATTTTTGGCTGTTTAACTATGCCAGTACTCTCTTCATTTACAGTTTCAAAGTCAAATTTTGGAGCTTTTGTGCCATCGCCTGTGTAGCCAAAAGTATTTTTACCAGCCATTAGGATGGAAAGACCCGTTAAGTTTTGGGATGGCTGTCCAAGTCCTTGTTTATTCATCTACTTTACCTCCACTGTGTAGTATTCATTGGTTGCATAAGGCTGGATGACTATGCTTCGAACACCTACATTGTTTCCAGCGTCATAATCCATGTACAACAGTCCTGCAGCTATCTCTTCTGGAGAGTTTTTGTCGCTCCACCAAACTTTTGCACCGATTGCTGCTCCGTTTCTAACTGCTTTGTTTAAAAACGCCTCTGCATCTGCTTTTGCAAGAGTCAAAACATCTGTTACTGGTCTGTGTTTATGTCGCTTGAGAGACTTTTGCATATTTTCATTAATTAGATCGAAAAAGCGGATAGTCTCAAGTTTGTTAAATCTTGGATCGTCTGATGGTGTTTCGAAGTTGTATAGACGGTTTCCATCATCGTTAATTATCAAAGCCCCACCTGCATTAACGATTGTATTTACATCGCAGGTGTCCTCTCCCTCTTCGTAAGTCAAAGGCACTACACAGCCTTCAAAACCATAGATCAGCTTGTTAGCGTGATCAAAACACGGTCCAAACTCTCCAAGAAGTGCATCCCATCTGGCAATGTGACCTGCTACGATTGCACTGTTTGGTTTTTCAACTTGCTTGTTTTCAAAAATGCTCCACGATTTGCGATAGAAAGGAAATGCAAGGTATCGCATACTTCCAAGTTTTTGTAGCTCTTTTATGGCAGTTGCAACATCTTTTAGATGCATATCTACAATAGCAATTGTTTTTGTGCCAACTGCGAGACTATCTAATGTTTGTCTAACTGTAGCGTCGTGGCTAAAGTGACTGGCTATGCTAATGCGTACCTTTTGACCAAATACAGTCCTTGCTTTCTGGAGTGCTTTGATCGCTTTTATGACTTGGCTTTTAAACTCATCTGATCCATAAAAGTTTTGCGGTGTTGCATCTTTTGCAGGTTTTGCTGGGAGATCTACTAAAGAGAGGATGACTGGACTTTTGACATTTTGGAAGTCTATGTCGTACAGATCTTCTCTTGCAGTTCCAGGTACATCTGCAAAAACTTTTAATGCTTCCTCCGCATTACCAAATCTAAGCAGTCCTGCATTTGCAGGATCTTTTAGCTTATCTTGCACCTCTTTTGGTAGTGCAGATATTTTTGCACTTGCTACCACTCCGATCACGGTTGTGGATGTGATAATGGTAGCTGTAGCACTTTTGTTTTTAACTGGTAAGACTTTTATTCCGTTTGGCATTTACTACTCCTTATAGTGGATACTCTGGGAAGTTAGGCTCTCTATCTTCCTCTATCGCTTTTTTAAGCTCTTGTTTACACATCTGCACCCAAGTTACACGGATTCCAACTTTTACGAGCTGGATGTAAGCCTCTTTGTTTTCATCTGCAACATCTTCTACAAGGCTTTCAAGTTTTGCACCTTTGAAGAAGTCTTGTACTTTTAGCACTATCTCTGTTTCAAGGTCTTTGACTCCGTTTGCTTTTAGAAGAGTAGAGAAGTACTCTTTGTCGGCTTGATCGCTTTGTTGTTTTGTTGTAGAGTAGTGTTGTAAGATGTAGTTTTTGCAACTGTCGTATTTTGCATCTATTTTTGCTTGTGCTTCAAGCTCTTTGATTTTGGCTTGGATTTGCTAAGG